ATAATAAATAATGGCAAATCATACTGGTTCAAGTGGTATAGTCAAAGTTGGAACTAATACTGTTGCAGAAGTGAGAAGTTTTACACTTAACACTTCAGCAGAGTTATTAGAAGATACAGCTTTAACTGATACTGCTAAAACATACCAAGTAGGAAAAAAAGGTGCTACTGCTAGTATTGAATGTTTTTGGGATGAAACTGACACAAATGGTCAGATTGCGATTGCAGAGGGTCAACAAGTTACAATGACTCTTTATCCCGAAGGTGCAGACTCTAGCGATTATTACTATGGTGGAACATGGATAGTAACTGGTAATTCAGTTTCTATTCCTACTGATGGAATAATTGAAGCAACTTTTGATGCTACTTTAACTGGTGCATTAACTAGAGGAACAGTATAATTGACATTTCTACTCCTATGGGGTAGAAGTCAATTATGTCTGACGAAGTTAAAAAACCAATCTCTATTTTAGATCACGCAGAAGAACAATTCAGTTCAATTAAAAGAAAACAAATAGATGTTCCTGAATGGAATATTACTATTTATTCTAAACCTTTAACACTTTCAGAAAAAAGAAAACTTTATCGCAATCTTGGTGCAAAACATGAAGATGTTTCTACTATGATGGTAGACGCATTAATTTTAAAAGCAGAAGATAAAGATGGTAAAAAAGTTTTTACACCTGATGACAGAGATCGCTTAATGAATAAGGTTGACCCTGATGTAGTGTCAGCCATAGCCACAGAAATACTGTACTTCAAAGACGCATATAGCGTCGAAAAAAAAATTATCTAAAGACAACGAAATCCACAACGCATTCTATTTGGCAGATAGGTTGAAAATTACCATTAATGAGGTTATGAGTATGACTATGGACGAATTTCAATATTGGATGGCATATCTAAAACTGGAAGAAAAACAACAAAAATTAAGTGCAATGAAACATGGCAAGAAATAAATTACGATTTGATATAGACGCAAAGGATAGAACTAAACAAGCATTTTCTAGAATTAGAGGAAGTCTTAATAGTATTAAAAAATCTATATTTTCAGTTAAAGGTGCTTTATTAGGTCTAGGTGCTGGAATGGTTGCTAAATCATTTATCAAAACAGCAACAGATGTTGAGAACTTACAATTAAGATTTAAATTTTTATTTAAGACAACAAAAGAGGGTCAAAAAGCATTTGGAGAATTAACAAAGTTTGCGGCAAAAGTACCTTTCTCTCTAGAACAAATTGCACAAGGTTCTGGAAACCTTGCTGTTGTAACTAAAGACGCAGACGAACTTGCAAAGATGTTGGAGATTACTGGTAATGTTGCGGCAGTTACTGGTCTAGATTTTAGAACTACAGCAGAACAAATACAAAGGTCATTTGGTGCTGGTATAGGTGCGGCAGACTTATTTAGAGATAGAGGTGTTCGTGCTTTAATGGGATTTCAAGCTGGTGCTAAAGTTACCATAGAAGAAACCAAAGCAAGATTTTTTGAATTGTTTGGAGAAGGTGGAGCATTTGGGCAAGCAGCCAACGAGATGGCAAATACCTTTACTGGAACATTATCAATGTTAGGGGATAAATGGTTTAAGTTTCAGATGGAAACTGTTGAGTCAGCTTTTTTTGAAACATTAAAAAAGAAATTTGGAAACTTAAATGAATTTCTTGATAAACACCAAGAAAAAGTATCTAATTTAGCAGAAAGATTTGGTAGAGGTTTAGCTGTTGGAGTAGAAAAAACAGCTAGAGCATTTGTATTTTTAGTTGAAGAAGCAGATAAATTTTGGTTTATAATAAAAACTCTTTTAGCGGCTAAATTTCTCATATTTTTAGGAGAAGTAGCAATAGCGATTGGAGGTGTAACTAAAGCTATATGGGGAACAAGAGTGGCAATGTTAGCTCTTAATAAAACAACAAAAAAAAATATTATTTTTGGTTCAGCAACAGTTTTAGCGGCAACAATAGTTTATCTAACTGAACAAATAAGAAAATTAAGAGGAGAAGTACAAGGGTTAAAAGAAGATACAGAAGATGGTATTGAAATATTTAGTACAGAAAGATTGCTCGAGATACAAAGAGCATGGGATATAAAAGCGGCAGAAGATGCCATAAAAAGAGCAAAAGAAAGAGATGAAGAACTTATAAGATTAGAAATAGAAAAGTTTAGAAGAATACACAGACTAAAGAAAGAAGAAGCTAAAAGAGATAAAGAATTACAAGATAGTGGCAGAACATTATTAAAAAAAAATTATGAAGATACTTTGGCTATTTTAAGTACCTCATCTAAAAAGGCATTTAACGCATTCAAAGCGTGGAAAATTTCTGAAGCAATCATAGATGCGATTGGTTCATTTAACAAAGCATTAAATAGTGGTTATAAACCTCCTCTTAATTTTGCTTTAGCGGCAAGTAGCTTGGCAATGGGTTATGCAAAAGTTTCAGCTATTCGTGCAACTACTTATAGTGGTAAAGCAGAGGGTGGTCCAGTTTCAGCAGAGAAAGCATATAGAGTTGGAGAAAGAGGTCCTGAAATGTTTGTGCCTGGGCAATCAGGGTACATCTTACCTAATCAAGATGGTAGAACAGTTAATGTGAATTTTAATATAAATGCTGTTGATACTACTGGGTTCCAACAACTACTATCTAATGAAAGAGCCATGATTGTTGGAATGATTAATAGTGCAGTCAACCAACAAGGAAAGAGTAATTTAATTTAATGAGTGGACAATTACCTACATCTCCAGTTTTTAATGCTATGAATTTTAAAGATGAAAGTAATACTTTAATTTCAATATCTGATAGTGGAAGAAGATTTGCTAGAAAAATTGATAATCAAAGATGGAAATTTACTTGTAGTTATAAAAACTTAACTAGAGCAGAATTTGCACCTATACTTGCTTTTATAACTAAACAAAGAGGACAAAAAGAAACATTTACAGTTATACCTCCAACAATATCAGATGCGCTAGGTTCTGAAACTACAACAATATCAGTTAATGGTTCTCATAGTGCTGGAGATACTACAATAGCGATTGATGGATTTAACGCTGACACTGCTGGTTCACTTAAAGCTGGAGATTTTTTAAAATTTGCAAGTCATACAAAAGTTTACATGGTTGTTGCCGATGTTACTCCATCCAGTAATGCGGCAACTGTAACCATAGAACCTCCTCTCATAGAGGCATTGGCAAATGATTCTACAGTTACTTATGATGATGTTCCTTTTACAGTTTATTTAACAGGCAATGTTCAGCAATACAGTTTAGGTTTGATGGATAAATATAATTATGAATTTGATGTATGTGAGGCATTCTAATGAAAGTAAATGAAAATACATCTGTTGATATGCCAGTAAAGAATCTGATAAGTATAATAGGTGCTGTAGCAATAGGGGTGTGGGCATATTTTGGAATCATTGAAAGACTTAATAATATTGAAACTAACTACAAACTTATGAGTAGTGATTTAGAAAAGAATACTGAATTTAGAATAAAGTGGCCGCTTGGAGAATTAGGATCGCTTCCAGCAGATAGCGAACAATTTATGTTAATTGAACACATGGCAGGTCAAATAGAAAAACATACTCAACAGCTAGAAGGTGGCATGCACAATAAAGTTAATATTGAATTTATACAAAAACAAGTTGAAAAACTTTTAAATGATGTAGAAAAATTAAAAGATGGTTTAAGAAAGGCGAATGGTACTCACTAATGATTGAAACAGTTTTTGCACTTTTATTAATTTGGGATCACGAAATTAAGGAACATCGTATTCAACCATCATTAAGCCAATGTCTTAAAGCAAAAAGAATTGCTATGAGGGATAAAAAACCTAGCGATAGAGTAACTTATAAATGTATTAAATCAAAAGCTAACATAGAAATTTATATGGGAGAGAAGAAAATTACTTCTTTAATATTAGAATGATAGAAAAATTAATGACAATGTTAGTTGGAATTTTATTAGCGTTAGCTGGTTGGTCGCTTTCAAGAACTTTTGAACTTTCAACTATTCAAGCAGTACATGAAGATAAAGTACAGAAACTTGAAAGACAAGTTATAAAACTAGAAGATAAAATGGATAAGATGATGGACTCTGATGAAGAAATTATGGACCAACATAAAAAATTATTTGAAAAATTAGAACAAGGAAACACAGGATATAATTATAACTAATGAATGAAAAACTTATTACAGCATTATTGGCAATCTTACTTGCGTTGGGTGGTTGGACTCTATCAAGAACCTTTTCACTCTCAACAGATATGGTCCTTATCAAAGAAAAAGTATCATCATTGGAAGAAAAAATTGAGAGCAAGTTTAAAAAGAAAAAAACCAAAAAGAAGAAAAAGAAATGAAACACTTAATGATTATTTTAATTCTCTTGGCTGGTTGTGCTTATAAGATAGCACCTGACACAACAACTCTTGAAATTGGAGAAACAAGTAATGGAAAAGAAAAAAATACCAAATCAATAAAACAAACTTTTAAATGGAAAAAATAAATGTCAAGAGGAATAACAACAGCAGTAAAAAACGCCTTGGCGGCAACACCTACATTTTGTCATTTAGTCTATTTAGGGTTTTCAACACCAGTAAGAAAAACAGATAATTCATTTGATATAGTAGATGATATAGAGGGTTCTTCTCAAACTTATAATGCTGATGGAAGTTTATTAGGAGTTGGTAATGTTCCTGAATCTAATCAACCAATAAAAAATAGTATTGATATTGTATTTTCAGGTGTGGACCAATCTTTGATTTCAACTGTTTTAAGTAATGATGTTTTAGGTGTTGATATAAAAGTTTATCGAGCAGTAATAAGTGGTACTACTGCTATTGCTGACCCATTTTTATTATTTCATGGTAATTTAGCAGATTTTGCAATAGATGATGATGGTTCATCTGGGGCAACTTTAGGTATTACAGCAACAAATCACTTCGGAAATTATGAAAAAAAAAATGGAAGAACAAGCTCCGATAATTCTCAACAAAGACATTTTTCAGGAGATAAAGGTTTTGAATTTTCAGCTTTAACTATTAGAGATATTAAATGGGGCAGAGAATAATGCACGAGATTATAATTTTTTTACAAACTTTTGATAGATATAAACATTTCACTTATGTAACATTATGTCTTCATATACGACAATCTTTTATTAATAATCAATACAAAGTATTTAAAGATGAAGATGGAAAAATATTTGGTTTTGTTAGTTGGGCATGGGTAGATAAGGAAACTAAAGAACAATATTTTCAAACAGGAATAGTAAAAAAATGGAACTGTGGAGATATATTATTACCAGTTAATTGCGTTGCTAAAAAAAATATGAGAGAAATTGCTAAATGGTGCAAAAATAAAGCAATTAAATTAATTGGAGAAAATAAAAAATTAGATTGGTTAAGACTAGATAATAATAATTTAGTAAGAAGAATATATAAAATAGAAACAAAAGGTAGTTGGATATAATGGCAGATAAAGTAGTAGAAACAACTACCAAAGTTTTTGGAAAAGCTAAAGATTTTTTTGGTAAATATTCGAGTTGGTTTACTTGGATTTCCATAGGTATTCAGGTCATATCTTGGTTAAGGAAACCAGATGAACCAGATATTCCTCACTATGATAATGTTGCTGAACAAATGGCAAAGGGTGTTCTTGTTAATAAAGCATCTTCTAATTCAGCTATTCCTGTTGTGTATGGCAAGCGTAAAATTGGTGGCAATATAATATTTTTAGAAACCTCTGGTACAGATAATACCTATCTTTATATGATAATGGCTTTATGTGAGGGTGGAGTTGAATCTTGCGAACAAATTTACATAGATGATAAATTAGTTACTTGGTCTGGTACATTAACACATGGAACAGAAAGAACAGTAGGTAGTGGAGATTCAAATTTTTATAAAGCTGATCCAACAGTAGAAGGTTCAAGTGCTGAATCAACAATTTCTGTTACTTGGTATGATGGTAGGGACGATCAAACTTACAATACAACAGTTGGCGCTTTGTCATCTTGGACTTCAAACCATAGATTAAGAGGAATAAGTTATCTTGCTCTTAAGTTTAAATGGAATCAAGATGTTTTTGCTGGAGTACCATCTGTTCATGCAGTTATTAAAGGTAGAAAAGTTTATGACCCAAATTTAGATGGAACTAATACTGGTGGTTCTGGTTCACATAGAGAAGATACTACTTCAACTTGGGCATGGTCTGATAATCCTGTTCTTTGTACTTTAGACTATATGAGAAATTCAAGATTTGGATTAGGAATTGCTAATAGTTACTTTGATTCTAATTGGGCAGATTGGCAAACTGCCGCCGATGTTTGCGATACAGATGTAACAGCTTATGGTTCAACAACCATAGACTTATTAGATATGAATGCAGTTGTAGATACAAAAAGAAAATGTATTGAAAATTTAAAAATATTAGTTACAG